CCCAAGCTGTCCCCCAAGCTGTCCCCCAAGCTGTCCCCCACTTTTTCATATTAATATCATTGTTATTACTAATAATTGAATAAATTATCTTTCTTTTAGCTATAATATCATCATGTGTTAATGCGCTGTATTTTACTGTTAAATCATTCCAACTATCAAAATAATAAAAACAATCATGCAAATGGTCACTATACCATTCAGATAATTCTACACTTGCATTCAATAATTGTGCATTTCTAAATGCCTCTTCCCAATAATACTCTCTATTGGTATTATCGGGAGTAATTAAAGACTTCAAAAAATCTTTAGATGGAATGAAATATATTACACCATATCCAAGATTCTCATGTAATGATTGTACATTTACTTGATAAGGTAAGTGTATGAAACATTTGTATTGTCTGAGAAACTTTGTATCAATGTATTTATTATTTGGTCCAAATATGTCAAACTCAATCCCTTTAATATGTTCTTTATAGTAATTTATACTGGTGCCTCTGTCATATATAAATGCTTTCTCTAAACTTATTGGCATTTCATCAAAATAAAGAAATGGTGTACATCCAATATAATCGCATTTTATGTTCTTTAACTTGCAATAATATTGATCATATTTATTATCTGCAATAAATTTAACTCTTTTTACTTTTGAGCAATAGGAATATAATGAATAATATTCATCATCGAATTCTCTAATAAATTCTTTTCCCCAATCAAAACGATTTGTAACATAAACAATAATGTTCATATCATGATTGTCTAAATTTTGAAGAAACGGTCGTGCTAACATTGAAGTGTCAGTAACTATTACTGTTTTAGTATTAAGATTTTTTAAATATGTATGTATATCATTCCATATACTTTTTGCTGTATTGAAACTAATATAAGGTTCTGTCATAGCATTCCATGCCTGCTTCGATGACTCTGATAATGACTCTGAAGAAAGAGATAATTTAATAGTTTCAAAATACACTAAGTCTTTATGAAAGTTTTTATGAAAGTCTTTATGAAAGTCTCTAAAGACTTCATTCATATTCTTTATAGTACCATCATGGCGTGAAATATGTACAATTGTAGACATTCTTTTATTTTCTTTATTGATATTATTATTGATATTATTATTCAATATCAATTATTGTTTATTATTAAAAAGAGGAACAAAAATACTCTACTAATTAATAAAAATACTAATTAATAAAAATAGTCATTTTAATAAAGAAATGACTAAAACATGGCAATTGTCGATGGGACAATCAGATTTTGATTTCATTATAGATTTTTTAAATACATATGATTTACCAAATACCATAAAATATGAAAAGGGAAGTGCAAATATGGTTATACTTCCAGAAGTGAATGATATTGTTTTTATAACATGCCGTGCTAAATTGATTGCTAAAGGCTACATATATAGAACTTTTAGGTTAGAATATAATCCAAATACTGATGCAATATATGAACATGCAACTATTATGGTTACTGAAATAGTTTATGATCAACCTTATATGAAAGGTCAAAGAAGAAATTGGACACAGATTCGTACTCCATTATAGAGAGAAAGAAGAGAAAGAAGAGAATTAATACTCTGTAATAATATTATAACAATAATATATAATATTATTGTTATAATATTACAAGAATTAATATACAAGATAATTCATAATCATAAAATGGATGAAAATATGATTCTAGTTTACCAACAATATTTAATTGATAATATTAATCAAAGTATTAGTTATAATCTTGGGAAAATCTATGAACGTCAAAATCTTATCAAACCACAATTATTTTCAAATAATGAAATTGTTTTAGTTTATAATTCAAAATTGTATGATACTTATGGTTGTTCTTATACAAATTCATTATATCAAATATATCATTTAGAGAAATTTGATGTATATGTTGCTATTTTATTATTTAGTGATGATGAAGGATATAGATTTTATGATATATATGATAATGTTGATTCAGAAACTCATTATATGATTAAACGTGAAATGGAAAATGATCATAATCTTTATTATAGTGATTTTATAGAACATTTTTCAATTCAACATAATATTAAATCAAGTATTACATCTGAAAGTACATGTACATTTAACAAATCTTATGATTTTCTGAGAAAAATGATTGATAATCATATCAAAAATGAGGAAAGAGCATTTTTAAGGTGAGAATTTTGATTAAAAATATTTATCTTTGTTATGTGAAGAATCTTTAAAAGATGAAAATTGTATATTGTGGATCAAGATTTTACTAATTTGTTAACTACGTCATTACTGTTTAATAAAAGATTAAAAGTTAAATTATATGATAATTATATTAAATTTCCATCAAAAAAAGAATTTGTAAAAAATGAAAAATAAAAATTTTATTATTTAGGTATATTCAAACCCTTTTTCTTTTATCTGTTTTACCATGTCTCAATCTTCATCGAGCCCAATTATTGGAATTGATCTAGGAACAACATATTCTTGTGTATCAATCTACAGGAATGAAAAAATTGAAATTATCCCTGATAGTCAAGGAAATCGCACATTTCCATCTGTTGTTTGCTATGGAACAGATGATGATCCAACAATTACAGTCGGTGCAGTTGCAAAAACTAAATTGACTATGGCGCCAAAGAATACTGTGACTCATGCAAAGCGTTATATAGGACGTCGATTTGATGACCCTGTTATTCAAGATGATATTCGATCTAGCATTGTTCCAATTATCCGTCATCCAACAGGAGGTATACAATTTACTGTTTGTCATAATGGTAAGACTGAATATGTGACGCCTGAAGAAGTTTCAGCACAAATAATTCGCGAAGCTGTTAAGAATGCTGAATCGTTTTTGGGAACAAAAGTTACAAGAGCAGTTATTACAGTTCCAGCATATTTTGGAGATAGTCAACGTCAAGCTACAAAGGATGCAGGTATCATTGCAGGAATTACAGTAGAACGTATTCTAAATGAACCAACCGCCGCTTGTATGGCATACGGACTTACACAACTATCAGAAACTGACAACAAGGAACATAATGTGCTTATTTTTGATCTTGGAGGTGGTACATTTGATCTATCTGAATTGACTATTGATGAGGGAGTTTATAATGTGAATTCTACAAATGGTGATTCTCATCTTGGTGGTGCTGATTTTGATGCATGTCTAATGAAATATTTTGAAGATGATTTTACTAAGAAATATAAGAAAACACTTGGTGATCGCGCTCGTGGTCGTCTTAAGGTTGCAGTTGAAAATGCAAAGCTTGTTCTTTCAACATCTACTAGTGCTACAGTAGACATTGATTGTCTATTTGAGGGAATCGATTATAAGGCATCTATCACTCGTGCTCGATTTAATGAATTGTGTAACAGTCTATTTACCAGAGCTATATCACTAATTGACCAAGTTCTTGTTGATGTTAAGAAATCGAAAGATGAGATTGATCATGTTGTGCTAGTTGGAGGATCATCTCGAATTCCACGTGTTCAAGAACTGCTTAGTGCTTATTTCAATGGAAAACAGTTGAATAAGAGCATCAATCCTGACGAAGCTGTTGCATATGGAGCAGGAGTTCAGGCAGGTATTCTCGCAGGTAATCAAAAGATTTCTGGTCGTGATGTCTTATTGCTTGATGTTACACCACTAAGTCTTGGAATTGAAACAGCTGGAGGTATAATGACTGTAATGATTAAGCGAAATACAACTATTCCGGCGAAACACGTTCAATCTTTCAGCACATATTCAGATAATCAGCCCGGAGTCTTAATTCAAGTGTATGAAGGAGAACGAACAATGACAAGAGATAATAATCTTCTTGGAAAGTTTGATATGTCTATTAAGCCCGGAAAGCGTGGAGAACCAGAAATTAAGGTAGAGTTTAATATTGATGTTAATGGTATCTTGACAGTTAGTGCAACAGATACACGAGATAACAAGTCAGAAACTATTAAGATTGAGAATAACAAAGGTCGTCTCAGTGAAGAAGATATCAAGAGAATGGTCGCAGACGCAGAAAAATACAAGGATGAAGATGAAGTTAAGCGAAAGAAGTGTGAGATGAAAAATACAATGGATTATACTCTATCAACACTATCAACAACACAATCCGAAGAATCAGCAACACAATCCGAAGAGCTAAAGACTCTTAGAAACAAGGTCGATGAACTTACAGTTATGACAGACATGTCAGTGTATGAAGATTTGTTGAAACAAGTTCAACAATTTGCAATGAAGAGTTCTCAGGAACAAAATCAAAGTAATCAGGAAAGTAATCAGCAAAGCCACCAAAGTAGCCAGCAAAGTAGTCATCATAGCCAGCCAACGATTGAAGAAGTTGATTAATCAACTGATATGAAAGGCCATATAATTCTGTTCTTTTTCTGTATAGGTATAATATTATCTAAACTTCCATAAGCTTCTGATTTAATAACTTTATTTAAACCTTTGATGACATTCTCAACAGTAACATTTGCATTTAAAACTATTCCATTTGTATTATCTACCATTTCAACAAAATCACAATCTATTAGCCATCCGTTCTGATAATCTTTTATTATTTCATTATTTGGTGCACAATTTAATGTTAATACAGGACAATTATTAGATGTTGCTTCATAAAATCCAAGCCCAAGTCCTTCATGTCCACCAAGATGAACAAATACATCATGTTTACTATATAACGATATAATTTCTTTGTATGACATGCTTCCATATATTATATGAATGTTAGGTTTTTTACATATATCAGAATTAATAGTTTCGATTCCTTGAATGTATACATATAGTTGACATTTATCTCCAACAAGTTTGCAAGCTTCTATTAATTTATCAATATTTTTGCGTGATATTGCATTTAGACCTCCACAACAGAAAAAATTAATTTGATCAATTCGATCAATACTTTGTAGTGATTTATTTCGTCTTTGAGAATAACCAATAGGCATATAATTAATATGTTCGTATTTAATAATTTCTACACTTGTGCCTATATTATAAGATGTAGTGCCTATAGCATCTTTAGTAAAGATACTATTTAATAGATTAAAACTAAAAATATTGTTGCATAATACTTTATCAAAAACAGTATAATATGGAATTTCAGTATATTCAATAATTTCAATATTTGGTATTGCATACACTTTAAGGTTCAACATCTTTGCCCAATTTGCAATTTCAAATAATTTATCTCCGTGTGGTTCAATTATTACAAATTTACTTATTCTTGATCTAAAAACATAATCACTAAATTCATCAAATGTTATGTCTTTTCTATAAGAATTGCTATAAAATATACCTTGTCTATCCCATTCGCTTGGACATGTTTGCAATCGTGGGTCTTTATCAGTCGAATGATTTGGTTTTGGAGAAAATACAGAAACAGTATATCCTAATTCTGTAAGTTGATCATAATATTGTCTACATTGTATTCCTAAACCTTGGTCTGCCCATGGGGCAAGAAATCCAATATGTGTAGCAAGTTTATATATTTTAGAGTTTATTATTGTTTTTTCTATCACATTAACAAATATTTGAGGCTCGTCTGGATAATTTTTTTTCTCTCTTGAAGACATTCTTTGTAATTTGTCATTATTCGAATATAAATTATTGATTGATTGTGTCCAATCTTTATGATTTGAACCAAGAAAATCTGCATAACCTGTTAATAAATATTGTAGATTGCCATAGTTAGTTGATAATATTGGAATGCCATAATTCATGCCTTCGTAAGCTACTCTGCAAAATGTCTCATCTACAAAACTCAATATCAAAAGTATTTTAGTCTTGTTATATATTTTATCTAAATCTACATGTTCTTTTATATGTTCTACCTGATGATGATGAAAATTGAATGTTCCAGATGATTGTGTTTCAATCAAATAGAATGGAATAGATGATGTGCTATCTTTAAATATGTTTGATATAAATTTATCTACTGATGAGCCTTTTGGATTAATTATAGTAACATGAGTCCTTTCTAGATCTGATGACTTATATTGTTTTATGTTTTTTGATAATGTACTTATACTATTGATTACTTGCATTTGAGAACTCTGAGCACTTTGGTGATGGTATTTGCATATAACATCATTTACAAACTTGCTACAAACATATGCATTATCTGTTATTTTTAGTATTTCTTTTAATGAATCATCTGCTTTTACTAAATTATTACCACTCAGTAAATTTTTATTATATGGTTCTGGTTGCCCATTTGCTTGACCGTTTGCTTGTCCGTTTGTTTGGCTTGTTTGACCTACTTGCCCACTTTTAAGAACTAAAATATCTTGCCAATAACAAAATCCTGTAATTATTGGAATATCAAGATTTTTAGCTATTTTAATTATATCTTTTCTCATAGTTCCCTGATGTGAAATAATAGAAGGATTAATGTATTTAATAGTTTGATAAATCTTTAATTTTTGTGACATAGGCATTTGAATAAATGTTACACCAAGTGCATCAATTGTTTTTACTTCATCAAAAGAACCATTAATTGAATCTCTTGAATTAAAATACATATAATAGCATTGATAACCCTTCGCTGTTAGCCATTTTATAGTGTCAACAAGCCACATTTCACCACCTCCAAATGGTACATATCCCCAATTAGATATTACTAAATATATTGGCTTGCCTTGTTTGCCGGAACTTTCTTTAAAGACTTTAAATGCTTCGTATATCGATTTATCAATACAATAAGTATCTAATTTGTTTTTTGGTATTTGAACTATATTTTCCATATTATATTGCATTGTCTCAACATATGGATGTACATTTAAATATTCGCGCTCTTCTTGCTTTTCTTGTTCTTTGTGTTGCTCTTTGTCTCTGTCTCTTTGTTCATATTCGTCTCCATATAGTGTATTGGAACTTTGTTGAGATTGTTGAGATTGTTGAGATAAATCTTTTAATGTGAAAGAGATCTTTTCACAAAACTTTCTGTTTTCATAAAGCCCGTTTTCATGAAAGTGAACCATTAATTGATATTTATTCATATGTTTTAAATCATCGTATTTATTTTGATAATAATGCAAATTGAAATCCGGATATCTGTTATAAAAATCCTCTTCAGATTGTAACCTGTTTAATAATTTACCTTTATTATAATAAGGACATACTTTATAGTCTTGATAACATTTGTTATAGAATATTACTGGTTGTTCATTCACTTTTTCTATTCTCTCTAATTTCTTTGTACTCTCAGGCCTTTCTAATTTTATTGATATTTTTGATGCTTTTAATGCTTTTGATGCGTTTAATGCTTTTGATTGTTTTGTTTTTGATAATTTTGAAGTATTTGAAGTATTTGAAGTATTTGACATTAATTATAATAACACAGTTTATCAAATATTATATTTGATATTTGATATTTAACCTCTATCTTAT